ATTAGATCAATATATTGAAGAGAACTTGGTGATGGTAAATTTGAAATACTTGCAGATGCAGCAGTTGCACCGGAACTTACCATTGTAATTGTTTGAATATACCCAAACTCTTGAACAGATTTATCAACTTCTTCAATTGTTGTTGAGATATTTTCATCCTCATATTCAAATATCTCACACTTTAATTGATAAACATATAAATTATTCAATTGGTAAAATGGCTGTTTTCCTTCTACATACTTAATTTCAAACAAAGAATTGTCAAGAGGAAAATAAATAAGGTCTCCTTCCTGTGGTCTTGTTGCAACTTTTACTTTTTGGTCTGAAACCAAAAATGGAGAAATAAAATCTTCATACCTTTCTTTTGATATAATTAAATTTAATTCATCTGTTGTCCTTACTCCAAATTTACTTAAAATATCACCCTGTCCCCCAAAACCATCAAAATTCATTACATATGCTTCTATTCTAAAACTATCGTCAAATTTAGAAACAATTGCCTCTTTGATGATAGATTTTTCATTAATTAATTTTCTTGGCATATAAACAACATCTTGTCCATACATTCTCAACTGTTCATTGATTAAATCTTGAACAAGTCTTTGTTCACTTGAAGATCCGTGTAAAAAATAAGGATTTAATGGTGTCATTATCCGATCATATCCATAGGTGGTAATTCGTATTCATTATGAAGTTGCTCTTCAAGTTTTTCTAATTCTAAAATTGCATCATCATATATTTGTCTTCCATTTAAAGAAATACCTCCTGGAAGCTGAACACCATTAAATTTAATGAGATTTTGTCCCCACTGTTTTTTGATAAGTGAGGTTAAATATTTTTTTAACCACCAATCATTATAAACTTTCGGGAAATCTGATGGATCAACAATTCTAAAACAATCAATGATAATGTAACTATTATCATTGACCATAGCCCAGTCAATATCTAAGTATAGTCTATGTTGTTTTTTGTTGAATCTCAATTGAACATCTGGAGTAATGATTCTGCTAATATCTTCAAGGTGAGTTTTTACCATTGCATAATTCAATAAATCCAATGCCCCATAATAATACAGATCGTTTAAAAATAATTGATATTTTATATTAAATAATCCGCTAGATATGGTATTTGCATCTGACTTAAAAACATTAAATACTCCAATTACAGTATCTGGTAATTTTATAAAATTATTTGATTCCTGAAAAGAAATTGCTGTAATTCCAACACCACTAGTTGCAGTGGTTGTAGAAACTCCTGTTCTTATTGTGGTTTTTTCTTCGGGAGTTAATTTGTGTTTTAAATATACTCTTTCTATTCCATCAAAATGCCTTTCATTAAAATATTGAATTGCATCGTCAACCAAATCATCAATTTGATCTTCATCAACGTTTATTTCCAAAACTGGATATCCCAGTTTTCTCAAACAATAATCAATTAATCCCTGCCTTGTTGATGGTTGAGCCATTTTTTACACCGTTGTTGTAATTCCTGCTGTAACTAAAGCACTTCCTTCAATAACTCTAGTTTTTAATCCTGATGAATTATTTTTTATTAAAACATCATAAGAATATCTTCCTGGTTTTAACGATGCAGTAATACTAGATCCCAAAGAAATGATTATTTGACCTTGAGTTGGAGGGGAGACAATAGAAGCATTGAAATTTGCTGCTGTTGTCAGAGATAATGGACTTTTTTTGATCATTGAATACACACTATAGTTAGTCAAATTAAAAGCAGAATCTGATTCATCACTTTCAAGAAAAAATGATTCACTAAAATCAGAACCAGAAGGAATTACTATATTGACTACGTATATAGACATTATATTAAAAAACTTTTATTTTATAGTATTTATGAATGATTGTTTATTAAATCTTTCAGCAATTTCTTAACTTCTGACAATTCATTTTTTAAATTTTCAATTTCTTCTTTTTCACTCAAAGATTCATTTTTCAATTTTATATATTCTTGATACTGATAGTCATTACAATTTACAATTGCATTAGTGGTCTCATCTCTATAGAGTCCTTTATGTCCTTCTACTGGTATCATATTGTTGCAATAATACGAAGGTCTTTAATATAAGGAACTTGTGCTTGATTTGTTCCTGTCATAATAATTTTAATTTGAAATCCATTAAATAAAGGCAAATTTTTTGCGGTGAATTCATAATTTCCATAATCATTTATGGTATTAGATGATTGCACAAATCTATCTGGTCTTCCATTATTTTTAGATGAATCTACGATATTACCATTTTGATCTAAATTATCATATCCTGGGAAAAACTCAAATATTTGTTGTTCGTCTGGAGTATCATTTCTGAATAAACGATAAAGAACTCTAATATCATTAGATTGATGTCTGTATGCATCAAATAAAACTTTTAAGTTGTCTGATGATTTCTCTAACTTTACTATTTTTGATAAGTAAATTGCTGAATTTGGATCACCAGTTAATTGATTAACTCTTGGGTCAGTTAAATAATTTTTAATTGGAGTATCAATCCTATTCATAGTAGTAATTAAACTTACACGATCAAAATCAATCACAGGAGAAACTTTAGAATCCTTGGTCTGTAAGGACATTTCTATAGTCAACGATTTATTTCCAGGTAAAGAACTCAAATAAAACTCTTCATTGACCTTAGAGCAAATCATTTTTAAAGAATTAAATTCATTATTTGAGTTTAAAGAAATATCAGTAAAACCAGAATCAATAAATGATAATTCATTTCCATTTACACTAGTCGCAGATGTTGTTCTCAATTTTGCAGAAATTGAAGTTGTGTCTGGTAACATTGTGACTATGTTTGGCCTAATACTATTAAATACTAAATTTTGCGTTGCCTTTTGTCCATTTATTGAATTCAGTTGTGGAGTATTTGTTAGATAAGAACCACAAGATTTTGATTGGTTGAAGAATAGTTCTGGACCAACAGCACTTCCAGTAGTTCTGTCTGTTCCAGTTTTTGACGATGTATCAATTTTTAAATAATAAGAATCCATTTCAATTGGATAATTACTCACATCAACATCAGTGAATGTATGTGTTTTATTAATTCTTCTCAATGAAATGCCATTCATTTCATATTTAAATACTAAAGATTTTGCTTTATGTAAAGTTGGTATTGTTCCATCTATTCCTCTGTTTCCTGTTATTCCAGTTAATGAATTTCCAGAAACTCCAGTATATTTAATAATTTCTTGATCAATTAAAATATATCCTGGATTTGTTGATGCAACACCAACATTTTCAAAAGTAGAAAAAATAGAACCAGAAGAAACTACAATATTATCAGTAGATGTGGCAGAATAATCACTAACTAAAGTTTCTGGTGAATAATCGGATTCAATTCCACTTAAAATTACTTGATTATTTGCTGCATACATTCCGTGATTATTATGATTTACTTTAAAATATAAACCATTTGTCAATTCTATAGAACTAGTTGCTGTTGCATTAGTTATTTCTGATCCATTATTTGTTAATGAATACGAACCAGAAGTATTTACTTTTCCTTGAATGTTATCAACAATAATTGAATTAAAGGAAGAAATAATTCCAGAACTATTTGGAATCGTCAGAATTAAATTTTTTCCGAATCCGTCTGTATCAGAAGAATTTACAGTCAGTGTATCTCCAATTTTATATCCAGAACCACCATCAGTTACTGTTGCTGCAACTGCAACTCCGCCAGATACAAAAAGATTTACCTTGGCATTATTTCCAAATCCAGTAAGTGTTTTTAAATTTATATTAGAATATAATTTGGGTCCACTAGTAAAACCCATTCCTGTATTTGTTAAAGTCAATTCAGAATTAATCCCGACTGCACCAACAAGTGATTTTAACTTTCCAGTAAAATTAGTATTGGTTGTTTGACTTATTGTATTTCCGATAACCAAAGAACTTTGTTGAACTGGAGATAAACTCGTTCCGATTCCAATCAATGCAGAATTTGAATTTGTATTGATTGGATTTGGTCTTAGTGAAATTATTTGATTGTTTCCAACTGCCAACTCTGGATTGTAAAATCTAATTGATGCTGGTGAAGTTACAAAATCTGCTCTATATAAAGTAAATTTCAAATCTTCTAATTGACTTGGTTCCCAAGTAGAACCATTTTGTGATTTAAATAAAGACCCAAGAGTTGGTTGTTGGGAAACAATTATTTTCTCAGAATCTGGTTTGTCAATTGTAGAAATATCAGTTTCACCCATTCTAGAAATCCAAACATTATATTCATTTGAAGATGAAACTAATACAATTGCATATCCACTACCTACTGATTCAAGGTAAATTGGAGATGGGAATGTGAATGTAGTGGGGACAGTTCCATCTTCAGAAATGTTTACATCACTTGTATTCAATACGATTTCACCAAAAGGAAGAATTTCTTGAGTTGGAGTCCCATCCCTCATAGATCTAATTTGAAGAGTTACCGGAACTCCTTTAGTGTCTTTTGTTTTGAAGAAAATATCACATTTTGTTATGAATACTCCATTTCTATCTGCAACTTCAAATGATTGTGCTAATGGATCAACCCATCTTTGACTTGTTGTTGTTCTGTTTTCTGAAGTGTTACTTGATACTAATCTAGTTTCAGTTTCTGATGCTAATATTGTTTCTGATTGTGGTAATCTTTCTATATTTGCATTTCTTATACGAAGAGTTGAATTTTCAACATTATCTAAAGTGCCTTCTGAATAAAAATTAGTTTCTGCAGTACTTTCATTTGAGGTCACAACTGTAGAATTTGTAGAACTAGTTGTCAAAACAAGAGTCTTTGTTCCAGTTTCAAACGAAGGTGTTGATGGGATAGTAGAATCGGGGATCAATACAGATCCAATAAAGACTCCAGAAAAATCACTTACCAATCTAATCTCAGAGACAGTTGCAATTGCATTACTAGTTTGGCCAACAATTTGCATTCCCTGAATTAATGACCCATAAAAATTAGATTCAGAATTTATTGATAAACTAGCAGTATCAACATTTAAAATGGTTGTTGTTGATGAATAAGAACTAGATAATGTATTTTCTGGTTGATATGGGTTCTCTACATACACTTCTGTTGCAGAATCGTATGGTCCATATTTGTGGTTTTGTTGAGAGAGTCTAAACCTTATGCTTTTTGTGCCCAAAGTGCCAATTACTGTTTCTCCTGGAGAAAAAGTACCACTACTCATAGAAACTTCTAAAAGTTTTGGGATTACATAAGAAGTCAAATCTACGTTATCAAAAAAGCAATAAAATCTAGAAGAAGGCTTTAATCTTCTTGCAATAATTTCAATGTTTCTGGATCTCATTTTTTTAATGATTTCTCTGGAAACTACTCTATCTCCCAAATTAGTTGAATCAAATTTTTCTGATACTTTATATTGAATACCTTCTCTTGTACTTGTTCCAGTTTTAGTTATTGTTTGGTTATTAAATGTCAAAAAGTCATCTCTAAATGTAGTTGTATCAGTAACTTGTCTCCTTCCAGATCCGCTTGGATCAAAAGTAGTGTTTCCTAAATTAGTTGTTCCTTGACTAATTCTCCCTATTTCTGGACCATTGGATATAGTTTCTCCAGTCCAATTTGTTTCCCAAGAATTCCAATCTATTGGAGAGAATCCAGTATTACTATCAACTCCAAGTTGTTCCATTGATTGCTGATAACTTCCCTCAATATCAACTGTTTTTTTTGTTTTTCTTGTTTCTATCCAACTATCAGAAGATGGGTTTAATTCAATAGATCCAATCCAATTTATAACATGAAAAGGATTTACATTTTCCGATCTTGTAGCAAATATATTTTTTACATACTCCACTTCAGAGTAATTGAGTAGTAACTGACTGCCAACTTTTTTTATATTTGGTGATCCGAAATCATTTGCAAAACGAAGGTCTGTGTTTGGATTTGATATTGTTCCCAATCCAACAACAGATTCGGATCCTATGAGTAAATCAATTGACGTTGTATAGTGCGATGGTCTTAAAATTCCATTTGCAGTATCAATACTTGCTTTGTAATCTCTACTTCTTATTTGACCACCATTATATGATCTAAAATTATCAACAAAGAAACCACATTTAAATCTATCTAATTTTGTTTGAGGATCACGAATTGAAAGATTCTGAGTATCAGATTCAAGTAGAGATAATGAAGTATAATATTCTATATTTTTTATTCTATCTTCTAATCTAGAAACATCTCTCATAGTATATCTTTTATGAGAAGATAATATGATAGTTGCATCTGTAGTACTATACAAATATGCCGGTAATCTAATCGTTGCAACTTCCAAAGATGAATCCAAAGAATTTGGTTCTTTAGACTCTATGGATGGAATTCCCTTGCTGATAAAAAATATACCATCTTTATTTAAATATAATTTATCAATTCTTGGCAAATAATACTCATAAGATAAATTAATATCTTTATTATTTGAGAATATATTTTTTGAAGAATTTATTGATTCAAATTTTCTTGATTCATATTCAAACGGTGAATATGTACCTGAATATGGAGCAACTCTTGGTCTCAAATCAATAACATCACTTAAACTATTTGAACCAACAAAAGAAATATCTTTTCCATATCTTTCTTTATCGTATGAATCTACACTAACCAAATCTCCAGCATCTGTTGAATTTATTGTATAGTTGTTAAAAATTATTTTAAGTTTTTTTGTTGGCGAAGAAAATTCACTTTTTCTAACTATTTTGGAAAAATCTAAGTATTCCACTTTTTGACCTTCATCCAAGATATAATTATTTTTTATATTTTTATCACCGGTCAAAATGGAATCTACTTTTCCAGATATCTTTGATTCTTCAAATATGACGTTTTCACCAATGTAAAAAGAATTTTCGTTTAAGTAGACAAACTCAACTACATTGGTTGAATTGCTTGAAACAACCACTGCTACAGCATTGCTATCATTACCGACAATTCTTTCTCCTTTAATTAAATTTAAAATATTTGAATTTAAGTTTGTTAATGTTATGTTTGGTAAAATTGGATCTGACGATGTGGATGACTCAAATATCCCAATAATACTTTCTACATCTGGAACATTTAATGATATTTCTTTATCTTCAACTCTTAATCCATATATATCACTTTTCGTTAAACCATTAGTAGAAGTGTTTATTCCAGATGAAGTTTTATTTATAATTAGTGAAGAGCATCTATTGTATATTTTTTTTCTGGAGGAAACATTAATTTTTTTAAATGTCACCGTCAAAGTAGAAGAATTGGAATTTGGTGTAATACCTTGAATTGATACAGTTCTCCCACTTACGGTTAGTTTTTGGTTATTTAATGGTGGAATAGTTCCATTGGAAAAACTTAAATTGTAATCTTCTTCATCAAATGGCAATAAAGTTAAATTTGGATCAGTTTCTAAAATTTGTGAATATGATCCCGAAGAAAATGAACTTGATGGAATTTGATATGATTTTCTTATAATAATTTCAGACCCTGTTAAATCTACCGTTGAAATATTTAAATTATTTAATTTAGAGTACAAAAATGCATTTTGATTATTTAAAACCTCTAATGAAACTTTTTTAAAGTCATTAACTGCAATATTACTTGCAGGTAAAGTGCCACTACAAATGCCAGAGACTGATGTTGTTGGTATAATTGTTATATTTTTTCCAGAGGTACTTATTGCGGAAACTTTATTATAAGTTGGGACAATATCCCCTTGTTTTGTGTAAGAAACAACATCACCTACCTTTATTCCCACATAAAAGTTTTCTTGTCCGGAAGTTACAGTGCCACTAGAACTGATGGAAAATTGTGTTCCAGATGGTGCTAAAAGAGTTTGAACTGAAAGAAGTGGATCTGCAGTGAATGTTCCTATTCCTGCCGATTCATTGGCAGTAATTTGATGTACATCTGATAGATTATAATCAATTAAACTAGATACATTTCTATTTAAATCCTCTCCATTGGATTTGAGTTGTTCATTTGAAATGAAAGAACCAGATACCTGATATAAAACCAATTCTGAAGAATTTGAAACAGCACTTACTAAATATCCAGAAGCACCACTACTCTTTCCTTCTATAAATGCTGGAGTACTTAAAGAAGTTATTGTGGAATTTAAAGTCAATTTTGTGTATGTTTGAACGTCATAAAGAAAAAGTTCAAATTGAGTAGAAGCATTAGAATATTCAGCATTTTTGAGTTTAAAATCATAAACTCTTGCTATTCCAATTTTAGTTCCAGAAGATACTCCGACTGTTGATGTTCTATCACCATAAAGAGAAACCTGAGATGTTGTTCCAAATCCCACTGGAATTGTTCCAAAAACATTATTAACTATAATTTTTCTGCCAACATTAAATGGAATTGATGAATTAAAAACTTTTTCAGTTGTTCTTGGTTTTTCTACATCAACACTAATATTACTTATTGTTTCTATTTCATAACCCCTAACATATGCTTTTCCTGGACTTATAGACAAACAAGCTAAATCATCAGATGGAACATTTCCCTGAGATGTTTTTTGTTTTTCCGAATATATTCCACTATTTCCTACTTTATCATTCAATGAATCTTTCAGAAAAACATTAAATGGTTTGATATAATAATCTCCAGATTCATCATATGTTCTTCTGGCAAATTCATTTTTTAATAAATTATAATCAGAATTGTTTACAAATTTAACCAATACACCAGAATCCAATCTCATCAATTCAACAAAATTTTCATCATTAAAATCATCAAGTGGTTTTTTGATTAAAGATAATGATATTTTCAATCTATCTGCACCAGGTGCCGAATAATTAGAAAATCCTTGAGCATTATCAAATAAATCACTATAATTATTTGAGGCCACTGCAATTTCTTCATCAATGAAAAGACCTACACGGTATGAAGGACTATTTTCATATTGATCCAGTATTGTTGTTTGTTTGGATACCGTTAAAAAAAATCCTCTAATGAAATAAACCCCTTCCTCTATTTTTGCCGCAGATCCAATAGAAGTAGAATTTGATATAATTGCAGTTGCAAATGATGTGTTTCTTTGAATTGTAGATAATGTATAATCTACATCTTCTAGAGAAATTAAATTTTCACCATCAATAAAAGATCTTGTAGTAAAATTACTACTACTTGAATTTTTGTACTTTATATAAAGTGTATAATTTCCTCGTTCGGATTGTTCATTGGTAATATAGTTTTCTACTACTGCTGTAACACCACTAGTTTCTCCTTGGATACTTTTTCCTACAAATTTTTCTATATACGAAGAAACAGGAATACCTAAATGAGACTCATCAATTTGAACAGAATAATACTGATCATCGTAACCAATTTGTCCAGGTATTACCATTGAGCCTTCTTTAAAGAAGTGTTTTCCAAACTTTTCAATTTGATTTTGTAAAATACTTTGGAGTGTTGTTAATTCTCTTGATTGTATTGGAGTTCCTGGTTTAAATAATACTTTCTGATATCCTTTCTGATCAGAAAAATCATCAAAATATGGGGATACATTTAAATTTGTATTTTGTGGCATTTTACTTAAAACTCCAGGACGATTTTAATATCTTCTTTTTGGCTTTTTGATCTTGGTACAGGGAATCTATTGTCAATGTATATAATTTCACCGGATTTATTATTATATTCAGACGATGAAATGCCAGACGTAAAATAACTTCCCAATTGGTATGTAGTATTATTTATTACTGTACTTAATCCAGTAAATCCACTATCAATTGTTAATGAAGAACCATTCATTGAAGATCCAACAATTGTTAAACTTCCACCAGAACCAGGAGAAGATGTGAATTGATTTATGTTATATCCAACACCCTCAGTTGCTAGTCCTACAGGTTGATAGTATTTCAAAACTCCTGTGACATTATCCCAAGCAGCAACAAAACCTATTGCAGTAACTCCAGTACTTACTTGTTGAGTAATTACTGAATCTACTGCATAAGTTGTTGTACTAGTTGCTGAACCAGTCAATTTCAATGCTTTCATCGCACTTACTTCGGCAGTTTCTAATTTTTCTACAGCACTTCCACTTTTAGTTGGATTTTTTATAATTCCAATTCTAGCAAAATCATTTCCTATAATTGTATCTGGATTTGTAGAATCTGTAGAAAATCTTGAATAAACTAATGCCCTATATGCACCCAACTCTCTATAAATATCATATCCGTGACCACCTTTTGGTGGAACAATAACTTCAAATGTAGCATTTGTTCCAGTATTACTTAAATTTTGTGTTATTGAAGGTGCTCCTGGTTCAAATTTGATTATACCTTTTGTGTATCCAGTTCCACCATCACTCACAAAAATATCAGAAACTTTCCCAAAAGAATCTACCGTAATTGTTGCCTTTCCTCCAGTCCCATCTCCAAGAATAGGAATATTTGTAAAAGTTTGAGAAATTGGACTATACCCAGAACCTCTATTTTTGATATTAATGATTTCTATTTTTCCATCAATTGCATTATTTTTTGTTGATATACTCTCTCCGACTGTTCCCCAATCTTCTGGAACTGGAATAAACTCAATAGAATCAAATTTTACAATTTCTGATGGTTTAATTGTATAAAGATATTTCCAAATATATCCATCTCCACTAGTTCCTGCTGGTCTTGGTTCCAAATCAACAAAAGTTGGTTGATCTACAGATGGCCTACCTCTAGAATTTTCTGGATTTGCTCCATTTTGTAAACAAATATAAACCCTCAAATCTTCATTAATTACATAATAATTAGCATCATACAATGAAGAAGAGTTTGTAATTGGTGATAAATTATAGATTGAATAATCGTGCCTATACATCTCATAGCTTGAACCAGATTCCCAGACAACCTTTCTAATCATTCTTCTCACATCACTCTGAGTCACCTTTTTCATTGATATGATGGTTTCTTTTATTTTATTTTCTTCTTCAAAACCATCAAGTGGTGGTGGGGGATTTGCTCCCCACTCGGCAATTCCATTTGCTTGTGGATTTAGAGCATTTGGTTGTCCAATGAAGGTATAATATGTATTGCTGGTGTTTCCAACTGCAATAAGACTTTTAGTAAAAGTCTCAGCATTCATAACTCTAAATTGGTCAGATATAATCGCAGGCATT